AGGCTACAGGGAATTAAAATAGACTACCCAAACATTACCGCTGAAAAGAATCAGGGTTTCCCCAGGTTTACTGAGGTGGGCTATGAGTGGCACATGTTTAAGCACATTGCTTGGCACGGCGGAGAATTTATGGGGATTGATTCTCCTGGAGCCCGGCACATAGGGGCACTTAAAGCCAGAGGTGCAGGATTTTCATACTCAGAAGCTTGCGACGGAGTTTACAACTACACTTTTCTTGACGGTTCTAAAAGCTATTACTTCGCCGGAACAGAGGATTACCTTATCAAAGATGGTATCCTAAACAAAGTAGAGCCGGCACTTAATTTTATTAACGAGCACATTCCTTACTGGAAGAAAAACCGTGGTAAGAAAAGTACACTCATGCACCAGAAAGCTTCTTGGCTAGATGAAAAAGGAGCGGAGCAAGGTATTGATGGAGATAGAATGTCAGAAATTATGGGTGTCATTGTTGACAACCCTAATAAAACCAGAGGTAAACGTGGACGTAAGATTACGTTCGAGGAGGGTGGTTCTTTCCCTAGACTAAAAGAAGCACTGGAGATTTCACTAGGTTCTATTCGTGATGGTACAGCTTACGTTGGACAATCAGCTGTGTTTGGAACTGGTGGTGAAGAGGGCCCCGGGATTGAAGGCCTGGATGAAATATTCAATTCTCCAGAGGCTTGGGACATGTTGGTGTTTCCAAACGTGTGGGAAGAAGGAATGGAATCAGAAAGTTGCGGTTATTTTGTTCCCTGCTGGAGAGTAAACAACTTAGCTATTGACCCAGAGGGTAATGTAGATGCTGACCTTGCTGTTGACCTTGAAAATGTTGAGCGCGCCAAAAAGTTAAAGTCATCTGACCCTAAAGCAATAGACAGACGTAAAGCGGAGTATCCTACTAATCCCTCTGAAGCGCTGATGAGGTTAACCATGAACAATTTTCCTATAGCTGAAGTTGACGCGCAAATTAGAAGAATGAGAACTAACCGTACGTTGCAGGGTTACTTGCGCTACGGTAAGTTTATTGAAGGCAAAGGTGGGCCAGAGTTTATGCCAGACCAGAATTCTAAACCACTTATTAAATACCCGCATACAAATAACGACGACTTATCCGGATGTATCACCATCATGGAAGAGCCCTTTAAAATAATGTATGAAGGGATTATGCAGGTTCCTGGGGAAGAAATAGGGAGCGTGTATTTTATAACTGTCGATCCAATTCAGCTGGAAGATGCAAAGGACTTAACCTCTTTATGGGCTATTTATGTTTGGAAAAACTACAATCCATACGACACTAAAAACGTGGGTGTGCCCGTAGCCTGGTACGTGGGAAGACCTAAACGATTGGAAGATGCTTGGGACATTATATTTCAGTTCGCCAGATACTACAGGGCCAAAGTACAGTGCGAGATTGCAGGTGGTGGGCAAGCAGTTTATACACACGCTAAACAGCAAAAACTACTGGCTTACATTGCTTATGAAATGAGCCTTGACACCAAAGAAATAGATGCTACAGAGCTTAAGAAAAACCGTAGTTACTTTGTTAACGTGACTCTAGGCATGAAAAACGAAGCACTTAAGTACCTTATTAACTGGACAACAGAGCAGCGTGGAATTCTTGAAGATGGTACAAGAGCCATCACACTACACTACATTTACGATTTAGGTTTTTTAATGGAGATGAAGAAGTTTAAAGCTGACCGAAATGCTGATAGAATATCTCAGGCTTTGCTTGCCATGCTCATGCTTACTAAAGGAAAACTTCAGTACGAAAACCTTCAACAACAAAGCCTGCAGAATGCCAAACCTGGATTTTTTAACCGGCAGTTGTTTTCAGGAAGTCAGTCTCGTGGTTCAAACGTAACTTCAGCTTTTTAAGAACGGTCTATTGACGTCAGGTGTTTCTGTGTGGATATTTGCCCACAGACCACTTGACCAATGAGTATAGAGCAAATAGGCAGTAAGCCTTTACAAAGAGTTACCAACGCTGAGCGCAACAAAGACGACAAAGCTCACTACAAGCAAACTGCAGATTATCTTATTAGCGGAGCTAAGTTTGGTTCAAATTCTAATGTTCCTTCAGGTGAAGTTAAAGGTCGAAACAAGAAAATGTTGTATGAAATTTACAACAACCAAATACCCCTTTCTTTTTTCGAGCATGTTACTAATCCTTACAACACAGATAATCCTGATTACCAAAAGTGGGCAGCTAAAATAAGACCCACTACTATATTAAGAACAAACTTAGATCAGCTCATGAGTGAGTACCCTAAGCGTCCGTTCTCTTATTTTGTTTCTAACCTTAGTCCAGATTCCTACAGCAGTTTTATGGATGGGTTAAACGATGTTTTAAATAAAACCTTACAGCGCAAGTTTGTGCAAGCCGCTCAAATGGCCGCCGAAGAAGAGGGGCAAACCATGGGCCCTGAAGCAGAACAAATAGCGCAGGAAGAAATTCCCCCACCAGAAGAAATGGCAACTGCCTACAAAGCTTCTTACAAAGATAAGTTAGCCATTAAAGGGCAGAAGCGGTTAAACAGAATGCTGGTAGAATCTTCTGCCAAACGTCTGTGGGGCAAAATGTTTAAAGACTGGTTAATCGTAGGAGAAACCCGCAGCTACAAAGGCGTACACAACGGTGTTTTTAAATACAAGCAAGTATCTCCGCTCAATCTTGACCACGATAAAAGTTCAGATACGGACATGATTGAAGACGGTGAGTGGGTTGTAGCATTATACCCGATGACCTATTCTGACATAGTAGATGAGTTTTACGATGAGTTAAAAGATGCTGAGCACAAACAACTGGAAAAAGGTATAGACTTATCCAGCCCTAAAGCATTCTATGACAACTTGCTTGGTTTATATACTGATAAATCACAAACCGCTGGACAAATACCAGTTTACCATGTAGTCTACAAAGGCAAGCAATTAGTTAAAGAAGTAACCTATTCAGATCCTCTTACAGGGGAAACTCAGATTGAGCTTTTTGATGAAGACTATCCAGTAAGCATAGGAGAGACCGCTAGAAAAATATGGGTTAACTGTGGTTATGAAACCTACAGGATTGGGGACGACATCTATTTGAGGATGCAGGAACTGGAGAACCAGCGCAGAGAAATGAACAATGTTTCTAAACTCAAGCTTCCTTACAATGGACGTAATTTTTCAGACACGAACGCAGAAAACATATCTCTGATTGAAATTGGACTTCCTTTTCAAATCATGTACATTATTGTTACGCGTGCGCTTGAACTAACCATAGCCAAGTCAAAGGGTAAAATTGTACTCTTAGATAAAAATGTTATTCCTACTAAAGATGGTTGGGATGAGGACAAGTTCTTTTACTACGCAGATGCTTTAGGTTATGCTTTGATTGACCGTAACCGACTGGGCGTAGATAAATCCTATAATCAATACCAGGTACTTGACCTAACGCTGTTTGACAGCATCAAGCAATTAATCGAAGTACAGGGACACCTTAAAAACGAGTGGGACGAAATCTTAGGTTTCTCTCGCCAACGTAAAGGGCAAACCTATGCCTCAGATACCGCAAGCTCTAACTCAGAGGCTTTGTTCCAGTCCAGTGTAATCACAGACATGATATTCATCGGCTTTGAAGAGTTTGTAGAAACAGAACTTCAAGGGTTTTTAGACCTTAGTAAGTTTACAGAAACAGAGGGAGAGCGTAAAATCTACAATGAATCAGAGTTTGAGTACGAGTTGGAAAGTGCAGATCCAATTGAGTACGCATCAGCAGAACTGGGGTTGTTTGTAACCAAGTTTGAAGCAGAAAAACTCAAGAAAATGGAAGCTTACGCCAGCACTTATGCGGCTAACGGGGCAAGGCCTTCAACGGTGCTGGAAATTATTACTGCGGATAACATAGCCAGTCTTAAAGCTACGCTTAAAAAAGTAGAGGATGCAGAGTCCCGAGCGGCTCAAGCCGGCGCACAAAGCGAAGAAGCAGCGGTTGCAGCAGCAGAAGAAGTTAAAAAGAAGTACATGGAGTTAGAAAAAACTTTAGAAACTGACTACATGAATAAAGAATACGACCGCAAAATAGACCTGGAGCATGTAAAGGGCGATTACGCATTACACCGTAACAAAGATTTGAATGATGGAGATAACAACAATAATGGTATTCCAGACTCTAGTGAAATCTTTGCCAGAGCTAGCGACCGAGAAAAGCTAATGCAGGCGGATAGTCAGCAAAATGCGGACCGTACAATTAAGCAACGAGAGCTTGTACAAAAGCAACAACAGGAAAACAAGAAAATGGCTTTTGATGCTGCTTCTAAAATGGCAGACTTAAAAGACAAGCAGCTAGACAGAGAGTCGAAAGAAAAAATTGAAAAACTCAAAGCGGCTACAGCTATTAAAAACAAAACAGCAGGAGAGAAATAACCATTAACAGCAAATATCATGACAGCAGAAGAAACAGCAGCACAAAACCAAGGAGTTCAATCTCCAACATTGGGTGATTTATTTAACCCAGACAGCCCAGATGCAACATCCGCACCTGCGACTAACATTACAGACGGTGACGGAACTAAGTTGCCTGATTTATCAGCAGAACAAGCTGCCCAAGCAGCGGCCGACGAAGCACAAAGATTAGCCGATGAAGCTGCAGCGGCGGAAGCTACAGCAGAGGATGAAGAGCCAGGTAGCGATGAAGAAACTGAACAAGAAAGCACAACAGAAGACATTGAGTTTTATAAAACCTTAGACTCTCTTCACGGTGAAGTTATCAACGAAAATGTAGACTACGGAACCGCCGATCCAATGTCTCCTCAAGGAGTTTTTATACGTGAGCAGTACATCGCTAACAAAGCCAGAGCAGACTACGAAAATGTTTTAAAAGAAAACGACCCAAGAGCTTACGCCTATTTCCTACATAGACAGAATGGTGGCTCAGATGAAGAGTTTTACGCTAAGCCTTCTACTGTTTTACCCACTTTACAAGAGATTAAAGAGAGTGTAGATTTACAGCGTAAGGTATATCAAGCGGCTTTAACCGGTCGTGGAAACACCCCTAAGCAGGTTGAAGCCTTACTAAAAGTTTCTATAGATTCTAAAGAGTTAGAACAAGATGCAGAGGTTGCATTCAAGGAACTTAAAGAGAAAGACGATAACGATTTTAGAATTGCTCAACAAAGAAATGAGCAAATCAAAGAGCAAGAAAACAGAGAGTTGGTTGCTTTAGATACTGAAATCAACAATTTAATTACTTCAGGAGAAGCACTAAAGTTTGCAATACCTGAAGCCACTAAAGCGGCCTTTTCTCAGGAGTTTAAAAAACTCATCCACTACGAAGATGGAGAATTCTATCTAGTGAAACCTGTGCGCAAAGAAAGTTTGCCACAGATACTTGAAGCTGAATTGTTTAATCATTTAAAGGGAGATTTAAAGAAACTAGTAGAGCGTAAAGCGGCTACAGTTTCTGCAAGAAGAACTTTAAACAAAGCAATCGACCCCAAGGCGCCACCAAAAGCAGGAAGTGTGGGAACACAATCTTCAAGTTTAGGTAGCATTTTGTAATGCCACTTTTTATTTACGCACACTTATATGACCGGAATTAAGTACCAAGTCCAAGAAACCATTTACGACGCTAAGTCGATGTTGGACGAGAACAACTTTTACAACCAAAGACAAGGTTCGCCTTCTCAGTTGTCAAAGACATTAACCTACATTTTAGGAGATTACCAAAGAAAATACCCAATTGCTACAATGACCGAAGGTGGTATTGGCTTTAATTTGAAATCAACTTCTGTAGAATTAGACGATGTGCAGTTTACGTACCCAGTAATGGGAGACCGTACGAAAGCTTCAGTTGTCGCTAAAAACATTTACGGTGCAGGTGACAAGCCTGGTATCGGTAATAGTGTTTTTGAAATGTATTTTACGGACAACCGTATCAAACGTTTCTACATTATTCAATCTACTAGAGGTGTTCAAGCTTACGTTACGGCGGACTTGGAACCAACTGGAGACGGTTTATTTAAAGCCTTGGTACAGTTAGATCCAGCTGGGCCTGCTGACTTTTGTCCACCATCGGAATTAGAGCCAGGAACTCCTTGGATTGAATTACACACTGCTGTTGCTGAATCTGAGTCTCGTACAACCGAGAGTAAGATGGTAATGCCAGGTGAGTTTAAAAACCAAATGGGATTTGCTCGTGCCGGTATCTCTTGGGCCGGTAACTCTGCCAACAAGATGATGAAGATCGAAATCGAAACAGGCAAAGGTAAAACTAGCGTGTGGATGGATTACGCAATGTGGCAGTTTGAGGATAACTGGTTAGAAGAGTGTGAGCACTTACACTGGTATTCTCGTTACAACAGATTAGCAAACGGTACTATTCCGTTGAAAGATTTGTTAACTGGTAAAGTGATTCCTAGAGGATCTGGTTTATTAGAGCAAATTCAAAACAAGAGTTCTTACTCTTCTTTGAATTATGATGCTTTCTCTAACAAAGTTGGAGATGCAATCTTTGGCTCTAACAAAGCACAAGGAGGTTCTTTAACCTTACACACTGGAACAGGTGGTAAGAGAGAGTTTCACAAAATGATTATGAAGGCTGGTGCAGTTTTACTAGGTGCTTTTGGCGCTGGTGATATTGCAAGCAAGTTTGTAACTGGTAATGGTTATAACTTAGCATTAGGCGGATACTTTGATGCCATGTACCACATTGATGGTATCATGATTAAGGTAAAGCACAATGATATGTTTGACCATGGTAGAGTAGCTAAGGCTTCTCAATTGCACCCAGAGTCAGGCTTACCTTTAGAGTCATACAGAATGGTGTTTATTGATGATAACGACTACGAAGGTAAGTCTAACATCCAACACGTATCTCAAAAAGGACGTTCATTTTTGCACGGTATTGTGGCCGGCTTAACGCCAATGCCTAAATCGTTAGCAATTATGGGTGGTTTTAATCTGAACAACAAAGATGCAGCGATGTTATTGTCAACTGACCAAGATAAGTCAGGGTACACTAGACTTAAGTCAAGTGGTATCCAAATCTTAAACGCGGAACGTTGCTTTGATATGCAGTGTATTGCTGGTTTATAATCAGTAAGCTGCTTCCAAGAAGCTGTTAATAATGTCGAAGGTGAGAAGAGTCCCGAGTGCTATTGCGCTCGGGCTTTTCTTTTTATAGATTTGCTAGCAACATTAATTAGCAATATAAAAACGCACCATGACCGAAGACCGCAGCAACTTAAAAACGGTAACCATTTTCCGTACTACTTCTTTTTTATCAGAGAGTCAAAAAGGGTTAGATGAATATCTAGCAAATTCAAAACGAAGTATTGGCGGCTACTGGGCCTCAACTTCTTCAAAAGCCATCGGCACAGGACTTACGCCAAATGAGCAAAACCTATTACTTCCTTTGGTACTGGACATCAGTCCTGAAGACAGAGAGTTTAGAGCCGAAGTTCGTAAATTCTATGAAGCACTGGAAACCAAAGTACCTTACAAAACCGGCAAGCAATTGATAGTAAGTTTAGCAGATGATTCTAGTCCGCTAAGTAAAGAAAACTTACCTGTAGAAGTAATGGATTATATTCGTTACAAACATGCTATTGGCAATCCAGAGGTAGCTATGAGTCAAGACGCAGCTACTGGAAATCAATTAAAGACATTCTACATACACAATCCTAAAGATGTTAAGTCCAAAAACACTTCTGTTCGTGAAAAGAGAGAAGACGCAATGACTTTATACTTAAGTATCTCAAGAGATGAAGAAAAAGTAGATAACGTAATTGCCATGTTTGGTAAAGATCCAAGAACGTTTGCAGATGAAAGTGAGAAGCTAGACTTCTTACAAGCTAAAACCAATAGCAACAATGCAGAAGAGTTGGATATGTTCATCAAGATTGTAGAAGACAAAGACCTGGAAGTAAAATCGTTTATTAAAAAGCTGGTACAAACTGGCGTTTTAAAAACAATAGGTTCTCGCTACATGACGATCAGTAACAACACCATTATTGGAGATACTTTAGAAGAAACAATTCTTGAATTGCAAAACGCTAAAAACTCAGAGTTGTTGGTTGTTTTAAAATCAGAGTTGCAGGCCAAAGCAAAGAAGGTTGTTGCTGCAAAGAAAATAATAGCTAACAACACTAAAGACTAAAGCAAATGACTGCTCAAGAAATGTACATACAGGTAATTAATGACCTGCAAGCTATTGGTTCGCAACGAAGCCGAAAGTATTATCCTGAACAAATAGAGTTAGAACTTAACACAACTATAGAACAGTACGTGACTCGTGCCGTTAAAGAGTTGCCTAATGGTTTTTACACTGTAGATTCCGGATATGCGGACGCCGTTCAACCTTTACTGGAGCAAATCAAGTTACCTGTGTACCTTTCTTCAGAAGACTATTTAGCTGAGCTTCCACTTAATGTTTATAAAACCCTAGAGCTTGGAGCTAAGCTGGCTAAGTGCGAAACCGTAACGGCAACACATTGGCTAACTAAAACCCTTAGCTACTTTAAACTGAAGCCGGTATTAAGTACAGCTATGGACAAGGTTTACTTTAAAAATGTAATCCTGACTATTAACGGAGTAGTTGTGTACACCAGACCAACCGGAGGCTACACAATTAATGACCTCAATTTTCTAGTAGATGAATTGCTGGCCAACTTTAAAGATTTAGGTTGGGAAGATCGTGCAAACCTGACAGCGGGCGGGCACTTTGTTTTAAAAACTGAGTCTACGACATTAAACACTTTAGCTTATGATGGAGTAGTTTATCCCTTTAGTTTAGTAAAGTCAGTAGTAGTTAAAGAAATGAAGTTGGCCCCTTCAGTTCTTACGCCTATTCGTAGGATTATGAATCAAAGTTCTATTGCTATTCAGAAAACCGCTTACTACAGGCCTTCTGTTATTGAGTTGCCTGCGCTAATTAAAAACTATGCTATTCAGGTCTTTACGCCACAAAACTCCATAGTAAATGAGCTCTTGATTACCTACATTAGGAAGCCGCGCAAAATCTCTATATCATTGGGTATTGGTTCTGATTTGTCTCCAATGATACATTCTACAATTTGTGATAAGACCGTACAAAGAGTAAGAGAACGTATCGGAGATCCGAAAATTCAGACCGGAATAGTATTAGAAAATTAATTAAACGCACAATATGAATCCTTACTTTAAGTCGACCAAAGGTTACAACGCAGAAGTTGTTGTAGCAAAACCAATTCAGTACACAGCGCAACCTTCTTTAGAAGCCTTTGTTGCATCAGCTGTAGAAGGAGAATTGGGTATTTTTAATGCCATTAGCAATACACTGGTTGCGAGTGCAAACTTTATTTCTGCTCCCGCAATACCGACTGCAATTTCGTATGCTGTTGGAGGTAACTTAGCAAACGTTCCGTTCTTTTTTAAGGTTACAGCTATCAATGCTGGTGGGGAAACAACTCCAAGTCCTGAATTAAGTGTTGCCGCTGCTGGAGGTGCTGGAACAAACAGCATATCTTTAACTTGGCCATTAGTTGCAGGCGCCACTAAGTACCGTGTTTACTACGGTTTAACTACTAACGCACAAGATAAGTTTTATGAAGTACAGGACAATTCTTTTGAATTCCTTAGTGCAACTGGAACTACTGGATCTGTTCCCGCAGCAAATACTGCAAAAACCTCTGTTTCTACAGTTGTATCGGGCAGTGTGATTTATGTTGCTCAAAAACGTGATGGAGCAATCCACAAAACAACTTCATTTAAACTTGTTTCTGGAGTTGCCTCTTACACTCCTTACGCAGCTCCAGTTAAAACCAAGTTTACAATTGATAGTTCCGTACTACCCGTGCCGGTAAAAGGAAATGTTTACGAAATTGCTATTGTTGAGCTTACCAAGCAAGGTGGTAAATACCATGTATGGAATTTTGACGAAACAGCAAAAGCTGGTGATACAGTAGCCACTATTGTCGCTCGTTTAGCTGCTAGAATTAGTGACCTTAACGCCAAAGAAAACTATGCTTATGGTAAAATTGCCAATGCTACCGTAGTAGCAGATGACTTAGTAATTGAGTCAGTAGATGCAGACAGGTACTTTAGAGTAATTGTTCGTCAAACTTTAGGTGACGCAGCTGTAATCCACACTACTAAACCTTTATTTGGTTCTGGTACTTATGATGGAATTGCTCAAGTTGAAGCTGAAGGACATGTTTTCGATGGAGTGACTACAAATTACCCTAATCAAAACATTACTTCTGCAGAGTTTGGAGAGGCTACTAAATTTGCAGTACGTGGTACCAATTATGATGTAGTTTTAATAACTGCTGAAGCTGAAGAGTCTTCTCCATTGCCAATGCACAAGCATACGCACAAGAAGTATATCTTCTTAGCTTTACCTATTGGTGCTGCAACTCCACTAGAAGAAGTAAAGTTTATTTTTGGGATAGTTTAAGTTCCACTTAACCCATAAAACAAAAGCCTACGCAGAAATGTGTGGGCTTTTTTTGCATGTGTACATTTACACCAGTTTGTTTTTTACATACTTTTGAATTGACCATGACACCCAACGAACTAACGACCCTAATTGCAGAGCCTCACCAGAGACAATTTGATGAGCCTTTTAAAATGATGATTTTTGACAGAGCTATGTTTTGGTATCAGCGCTTAGCAAAAAACACCATAGACAAAGACCCCAGACGTCGAATAGAGTTTATGCAAAGCGTACAAGCTAGTATGGTTAAGGTTAGTTTTCCTCAATGTCAGGATAAAATTGCAGAGACTGTTCTAGAAATTCCTGATACCTTGTTTGCCAACGGAATAAAGTTTGATTTTGTAGGTAAAGTCACAGGAAGTCTGGCATTTACCCGAGTAACTTCTCCCTCTAATCTTGAGTTTTTTAAACACAACAAGTACCAGAAGGGCCCTTTCTACTCTTACATCAATAGAAAAATACAGGTTTACGAACCTGACATCAAGTTTATTAGAATTGAAGGGTTGTTTTTAAACCTTAAAAAATTAAGTGATTGCAATTCTGCAATTGACTTTTGGAATACAGACCTGGTAATACCCGGGGACATTATGCAGTTGATCATCGCCGCTGTAGAAGATAGCATTAAGCAAGACTCTATTGATACAAACAGGGATGAAATCAAAATTGCTCCAGAGCAAACCTAAAACACATTTTTGTAAAGACATCTACAAAGCTTTTGCTATACAGTTACTTAAAGATAATCCAGAATACTGGTCTAAATACAACTACATATTAAAAGTTTCTAACTACGTCATTTATAAAAAAAGCAAGCAGGGGCCAGAGGTGATTATTG